TAGCTCCAAGAGATGCAAGTGGGAAGTTTATGAAGCGTAAGACAATAACATTTTTAATAGCTAGAAAAATAGGACGCTTTGGAATACAAGGAATAAGTTTCTTTCAAAAGCCTTTAGGTCTTGGATTGAAACAGTTTGGGAAAGACTTACTAGGAAGCGTAAAAGAAGACATAATTAATAGTATAACAACGATAAAATAATGGCATTAACAATAGAACAGCACCCTTTATACACACTTAATCCTGTAGGGCAGGAAGTAATATTTACAGTCTTAGACGCTGTTACAGTAAGTGCTAAATTTAATGTCAAGTATGTAGCTGAAGTTCACATAAGTACAGTAGACATTAACTTAAATACTTCTACAGCTATAGGTACATTCAAGACTACACCAAATAATGCAGGAGCAGGTATGTTTGACTTCAGTCCAATAGCAGAAAGCTTTGTTAGTCCTGATAACTTAGCAGCTTTAGGAAGTGAATACAAAGGTGCAGCAACTTCAACTATTCTCCCTAATCCTTTACACTTAGTAGACAAGTATTCTCTTAATGATAATGTAGTAAGATACTTGAAAATAAGATTTACAATAGAAGGTTCAGATACGGCAACAGGAATAGTAGCACCAATATCAGGAGAAGAAGAAGACTCTAGTCAATATACATTATTTAATGGTTATTTAAAATATACTGATTTATTAATTAGAGATGTAGATGGAAACTTTGGATTTAATACAAGTATTTTTAACTTAAATGAATCTGTAACACCCCCATTTCCTCCTCAAGGAAAATATTTAACAAATGCCCCTCTATCTCAATATGCAAATGACAAAGACTACGGAACAATTTCATTCATTTCAACAGAAACAGGTACAGATGGTATACTAAATAGAATGAAAGTGATATATTACAACAGTGCAGGAACAGAAATAGGTACTGAAGATGACATACCTAATACTGATGCAAACGGAGGTTATACAACATTCACAAATGCAACTAAAAATCAATTAATTCATTTTGGATGCTTTCCTGCGAATCTTAGGAATTGGGGTTCAAATTTTGCAACTAACCTTGCATTAGGAACACTTGCTTATTATGAAGTATATGCAGAAAATACAGCAGGAAATAGAATAACTGATATATTAAAAATAAATTTACTATGCCCAACGCTTAAAGGATTTGAGCCTATTAGACTTACTTGGCTGAATCAATGGGGGGTTTGGGATTACTACACTTTTACTATGAAGTCTACTAAGACTATCTCAACTAAAGGAAGTACATACCAACAATTAGAAGGAACTTGGAATGATAAACTTTACAGTCCTAGTGGTTACAGAGGTGGTAAGAAAGCGTTTAGAGTTAATGCTACTGAAAAGATAAGTATGAATACAGACTTTGTAAATGAATCTGAAGCAGAGTGGTTTGAAGAATTAATTAATAGTCCTGAAGTTTACATCCTAGAAGGTTATCAAACAGACCCTACTTTTTCTTCACTTAATACCTATGTAACGCCTGCAAGACTTACAACCTCTAACTATACTAGAAAGACTGTAGCAAACGATAAGCTAATTCAGTACACTTTTGAAGTTGAAAAGAGTAAGACACTTAGAACACAATCAGTATAATGAGCGTACAACTAATACTATATCCTCAAAGTTATGGAGGACAATTTAATACTATTTCTAGTTCTCCGTCTGAAGCTGTAGTAAATGGAATCTCTTTCATTAATCTAAATAGCTCAAATACTTATACGAGTACGGCTTCAAATCCTTACTTAGACACAGTAACGAACGAACCTGCTAGTATAATTAATACTTGGTATAGGTTTAGAAAAGGTTCACTAGCTTATCCTACTGTATCTTTAGGAGATGTAACTTTAGTAGGGGATTCTAGTGAGATATCAGGAATATATCAGACTATTTCAAGCCTTACAATAGGTTCTCAATACACTATAACTATAAATATACCTACAGCAGTAGTTGGTGGTTTTGTTGGCGTAAGGGTTTATTCAGGAACTACTTTACAGACTTCAACTTCTTATAGTTCAAATGTAACACAAATAAGTAAGTCGTTCTTTGCAGCTGCTACTGAATTAACTGTAATGATTAGTTACTATAATGCAACATCTACAAACCTTACTATTTCAAACATATCAACTCAACCTGTAATTGGTGCTATTCCTTCAGGAGATACTAGCATACTAGACAACGGACAAGTTATCTTAGACTTGTATGAAGATGAAGACTTACCCTTGACACTTAGTGTAGATAACTTTAAGAATGTAGCGGAGAAAGTACAGAGTTATTCTAAGTCTTTTAATCTTCCTGCAACAAAAAGAAACAATAAGATATTTGACCAAGTCTTTGAATTAACAAGGTCAGATGACGGAGTTATATTTAACGTATATAAGAAGACTAAGTGTGTTTTAAAGCAAGACGGCTTTATTCTATTTGAAGGATATTTAAGGCTTTTAGACGTTACCGATAAGAACGCAGAGATTAGCTACAATGTTAATCTATATTCTGAAGTAATAGCTTTAGCAGACTTCTTAAAAGACTCAGACTTTAGGGACTTAGACTTTACAGAATTAACTCACGATTACAATAAGACACAAATCAAATACAGTTGGAATGACGGAACACCAACTCAGAATACCCCTATTACTTGGACTAATGCAAATACATCAGGTTTTAGAACGGACTTTAGTACAGTAAAATATCCTTTTGTAAATTGGAATAATTCATTTATAGTAGCAGCATCAGGTGGAACACCAACAGCAGGTAATCCTCAACTACCTAACTTAGAAAGTGCTTTCAGACCTTGGATTAATATCAAGTATATTATTGACAGAATATTTGAAGTAACTCCTTTTACATACGAGTCTACTTTGTTTGATTCAACAGACTTCAAGAAGCTTTATATGGACTTTAATTGGGGTGCTGACAATACACCTAGTGTTGTAGACGTTACTAGTTTCTTAGGACAATGGGCAAAACAAGTTGGAACTTCTATATTCCCATCTGTAAATGCAGGAACATCTCTTACTAATCTTGAAGTGTATTTTGACCCTTATTTTCCTAGTTTACAACCTACTAACTACGATACAGTAACGCAAAAAATAACAGCAACTGTAGACGGAGAACAGTATAATATATCAGGACATTATAAGATAGAAAATACTTCAGCAACAGACACTATTGTGGTTGATTGCCAATGGACACATAATTCTACAGGGCTTTCTGTATCTCAATTAACTTTAGCTCCTTTAAGTTTTCAGAAATTCAACTTTAACTTTGATAGAACTCTACTAAGTGGAGATACTCTTGAAGCTCAATTTAAAAGAAATGACCCTTTAAGTACAGCAACAATTAGACAGTTAGAAAGTAATGTTTTACCATCAGCAAATGTTGTGTTTAATTCTAGCGTTAAAGCTATAACTTCAAATACTTTCTTGCAAACATTAAGAGGAGAAACAGGACAATGGGAATTTATTAAGGGTATTCTTACTATGTTCAATTTAGTAACTATGCCTGATAAAGATAATCCTAATCACATTAATATAGAAACATATTCAGATGTATTCATAACAAGTACTGACAGTACGGAATTAAATTGGACTGAGAAGGTAGACGTTTCAGAAATGAAATTAACACCTTTAGCTGACTTGAATAAAAATACTATCTTCAAGTTTGTAGAAGATGAAGATGACTTTGCTTTTACTAATTATAAGAATCAAGTTGGAGGACACTTATACGGAAGTAAAAAGTATGACGCAGGTAATGAATTTAACATACTAGAAGGAACTGACGAGGTTATCGCAGAGCCTTTCGCAGCTACAGTTATAAAGGCTTTGAGACTTCCTAACTATCCTTCTTTTATAACTCCTGCTATCTACGCTTACAACTCTGAAGATAATAGTTCAGAAGGTTTTGAAAACAGCCCTAGAATTATGTATAACAATGGAAAACAATCTACAGGGATTTCTTATTATATACCTCCACAAAATGGGTTGAGTAGTGAGAACCAAACGGAGTACTTAAATTTTAGTCATATAAAAGACGGGGGTTCGGTTGTAGCAGATTATACAGACTTCCATTTTGGAGAATGCCAACTATTAACAGGTGCAGGAACAGGAACATTGAATAACCTATTTAACTTATATTGGCTACCTTACTATTCAGAACTTTACAATCCAAATACTAGGATAATGACTATAAAAGTAAACCTTAGTCCTTCTGATATATCAGAATTTAAGTTTAATGATACTGTATTCATAAAGAACAGAATTTTCAGAGTTAATAAAATAGACTACAAACCAAACGATTTAGCAACCGTTGAATTTATACTTATACCATAATGCCTGAAATTACATACGAAATACCATACTTAAACGGAATGACAGTTAAACCTGTATCAGTTTCAGGACTAGGAGTAGTTACCTTTACAGACGGAACTAATGACGTTACTCCTAATCAGTTACAATGTGAAACTTACGGATATACATACAATAGGGCATCAGGAACTTGTTCGGTGTTCAGATACAGCACAAACTTAAACAGAAGCTTTGAAACTAGCTAAAACAAAAAAATAAAACTATGGCAAAGGAAGTATTAGAAATGGAGGTTAAGTCCAATATTGGCGAGGTTGCAAAAGATACTGAGAAACTAACTACGGCATCAGGTAAAGCTCAAAAAGGTGTTGGAGGAATCGGTAAAGCATTTAAAGGAATGGGTACGGCTATTAAAGCAGCAGGAATAGGACTTGTTGTAGCTTTACTTGCTAAACTTATGGAAGTCTTTAGTAAGAATCAAAAAGTATTAGATACATTTAATACAGCTATGACTGCTTTGAGTATAGCCTTCAATGACTTGTTTGGTTTTATTGAAAATAATATAGGAACAGTAGTGGATTATTTCAAAGCACTATTTGAAGACCCAAGCGTAAAGATTAAAGAGTTGGGAACGGCTATTAAAGATGGATTAGTAGTTAGGTTTAATGAGTTCTTAGAAGTCTTAGGTTTAGTCGGTAAAGCGTTTGGTCAATTAATTGATGGAAAGTTTAGTAAAGCCTTTGATACTATTAAAGAGGCAGGAGTTCAAGTTGTAGACGTATATACAGGTGTAGATGATAGCTTTGAGAAAGTTACTGAAACTATTAAAGGATATGTTACTGAAACACTTAAACAAGCAGACGCAATTACTCAAACAGCAAAGGCAGCAGGTAGAGCCGAAGTAGAGTTTGCGAGATTAAACGCTAAGTATTTAAAAGATGCTGAAATTCAAAGACAAATAAGAGATGACGAAACTAAGACATTTGAAGAAAGAATAGAAGCAAATAATAAACTTAGTAAAGTATTAGATGAACAAGCTAAAGACCAAGCGAAACAAGTACAAGTAAAAATAGATAATGCACAGGCACAGTTTAACATAAACAAAAGTGAAGAAAACTTCCTTGAATTAGGAAGGGCGAAAAACGAAATGCTTGAACTAGAAGAAACTATTACAGGTCAGTTGTCAGAACAAAAGACAAATCAGGTAAGTCTTGAAAAGGAATTACTAGAAACTCAAAAAGAAGTAAGAGCTGAAGGGCTTACAGGATTAGAACTTGAATTGCAAGATTTACAAGACGCTTATGACTTAAAACTAGAAATGGCTAGAAAGTCAGGAATGGAAACAACAGCTATTACTAAGCAATTTGAGAAACAAAAGACAGAAGTAGTACAAGAGAATATGAATGCTCAGTTAGAAGCGTTCTCAGGACTTGCAGGAGCTTTAAGTGCATTAGCAGGGGATAACAAAGCATTAGCAGTAGCGTCAGCAGTTATTGATACTTACGTAGGTGCGAATAAAGCATTTGCTCAAGGTGGTACTTTAGGATTTGTAACAGGAGCAGCCGTAATTGCAGCAGGTTTAAATAATGTTAGAACTATTATGGCAACAGATGTTCCTGATAGTGGAGGAGGAGGAGGTTCAGTTGCAGCACCAAGTACACCTGCACCTCAAATGATGTCAGGAGCTTTTGATATATCAGGAGGAGTAGCACCTGAAGCAACTAAAGCGTTTGTTGTTACTGATGAAATGACAAACAGTCAAAACCAATTAGCAAATATAAGAAGAAGAGCAACAATCTAAAATCAAATAAACTAACTAAAAATCTATTATATACTATGCCTTGCGAAAAATGTGAAAACGGAAAATATAAATGGGGAAAGACAGGAAGCTGTAAGTATGACTCAGTTGCTGAATGTGAAGCTGACAATAAAGACTATTACGAAGATATGAAAGAAACTAAAATTGTAGAATTAGTAATTGCAGACGATAGTCAAGAACTTGCAATAGACGCTATCAGTCTAGTAACGAGTCCTGCAATAGAGCAAGACTTTGTATTCTTTGGTAAAGAAAAGAACAACTTAACTTTCGCTAAAGTAGATGAAGAAAAGAGAATGCTAGTTAGTCCTGCTTTGATTCCTAACAAGCAAATCTTTAGACACGACCCAAACACAGACTCAGATTACTATGTATATTTTAGTCCTGATACAGTTAGGAAAGCATCTGAGCTTTATTTAAAACATAACAATCATCACAAAGCAACATACCAACATCAAGACAGAGTTTCAGGCGTTCTAACAGTTGAATCTTGGATTAAGGAAGGAGATAGTGATAAGTCCAAGTTATACGGCTACGACTTACCTAATGGTACTTGGTTCGTTAAGATGAAGATTGAGAATGACGAGCTTTGGGAAAAGATAAAAGATGGAGAACTTAAAGGTCTTTCAATAGAAGGCTACTTTACAGATAGAATGGAAGCTATGTCAGAAAAGCAACCAACTAATGAAGAAATACTAGAAGCACTTAATGAAATAATAAAGGAAAACCAAACAGAACAATAACTATTCTATTATATAACAGAACTTAAAACAAAACTATGGATTTAAAAAATCAAATATTAGTAGCACTTGGTCTTGATAAAGGCGAAGATGTAACAATGGCTTATCAAGCAAAGTCAGAAGACGGAACTATTTTCGTTTCAACAGCTGAAGAATTAGAAGCAGGAGTTGATATTTCTGTTTTAACTGAAGATGGAACGACAATTTTATTACCTGTTGGAACTTACAAGACAGATACAGGTGTATCTTTCAGAGTAGAGGAAGAAGGTATCGTTGCTGAAGTAATTGAGTCTGAAACTGAAGAAGAAGTAGTTGAAGAAGAAATGGAATTAGCTGAAGAAGCTGATGTAGCTGATTGGGCAGGTATGGAAAAGCGAATTGAAAATCTCGAAATAGCGGTCAGTAAGCTAAAAGAAGATAAAGACGGAGGAGATGATGAGGTTGAAGAAATGGCTGAAGAAGTTGTTGCACCTTCTACTAATCCTAAATCTATTAAGACTACAGAAGTAGTTGAGTTCGCAGAATTAAAAGCAGAAAACGAAAGACTAAAGACTGAATTAGCAGAATCTCCTGCATCAGCTCCTTTAGATACAAATAAATTTAGTTCAGAAGCTACTAAGGTTTCTTTATCTAAAAGAGAAATATCAAAAATGACAAAAAGGGAACAATACCTTTATAATTTATATAACTAAAATAACTAAAAACAAAAAAAATTATGGCTTTAGCAGTAACATCAAATTACGCAGGGAAGGCAGCTGGTTTCTACATCAGTCAAGCACTTCGTTCAGCAAACTCTATGGAGTTTCTAACAATGATAGAAAATATCAAATATAAAAGTAACATTCAAAAAATGTCGGCTGCTTCAATGGTTCAGGACGCAACTTGTGATGTGAATTTAGCAGGAACTCTTACAATGACTGAGGCTGTATTAGAGCCAAAAAATCTGATGATACAGAGTGATTTATGTAAGCAAACTCTTTTGAGCAGCTTTGAAGCTTTACAAATGAGAGCAGGAGCAGGAGCACCACCACCACCATCTTTCAATGACTATGTAATTTCTTATATGGGAGAAACTATTGCTAATGCAACAGAAACTTCTATTTGGGGTGGAAATAACGCAACAGCAGGAGAATTTACAGGATTTGTAACAGGAGGAGCAGTAGGTAGATTAGTACAAGCAGGTAATACTGTAGTTGATGTAGCTAATGTAGGTGCAGCTTACTCAGCAGCAAACATTATTGAGAACTTACAAAACTGTACAGCAGCTATCCCTACACCAGTTTACACAAAAGAAGACCTTTACATCTATATGAGTCCTAAGTCTTACAGATTATACATTTCAGCTATCTCTACTTTAGGATATGTGAATGCTTACTCTATGAATGGAGACTATGATGCAGTATTTGAAGGAATCAAAATTGCAGTTTGTAATGGAATGACTAACGATACTTTAGTAGCAGCAGAAAGAAGCAACTTATTCTTCGGAACTGACTTGTTAAGCGACCAAACTTCAAGAATTGACCTTTTAGATATGTCTACATTAGACGGTTCAGATAATATTCGTTTATTAGCTCGTTACAGTGGAGGTGTTCAAGTAGGTATTGGAGCTGACGTTGTACTTGTATCGTAATTAAATAAATAATACGGAAGGAGGGGGTAAAACCTCTCCTCCCTTAACCTAATAAAAAACACACAATGGCTTGTACAGCACTAACAAAAGGTAGGGGACTCGACTGTAATAGAATCAGTGGAGGAATAAAATTCGTTTATTTCGGAGTTTACGACCAATTTACAGCACCAATAGAAACAACAGGACTTCCTGTTACAGCAGGAGAAGTTACTGACTTAGAAATGGGTTCAAATGACTTATACAGATACACAATGCCTTTAGGTGTTGCTAGTCTTACAGATACAATCGTGGGTTCGAGAGAAAATGGCAGTATTTACTATACGCCTTCTTTGAGTGTAATTCTTAACAGACTTACAAAAGAAGACCAAAACCAAATCAAACTATTAGGAGCAACTAAACTTGTATGCTTTGCTCAATTAAACGCAACTTTACCTTCAGGAACAGATGTTATTGTTGCTTTAGGAGTTACTAATGGAATGGAACTTAATGCAGGAACTATGGACTCAGGTGCAGCTTGGGGAGATAGAGGAGGATATACTCTTACTTTTGACGGAATGGAGGCTTCTCCTTTTCCAATGGTAGCAGACTATCCAATAGCAACAGGACCTTTCACAAATGCAGGGTTTAATTTTGGTTCAATAGTTACATCTTAAATTTCTTATCTGTTTTCTTATAATCTTAAAAGGGTAGCTTAATTGTTACCCTTTTTCTTTTCCAAATAAAAACTGACTTTTTCTATTATATAGTAGATATGATACAAGCCTACACAGAATCAAACTTTAAAGCATACTTATCTACGGAAGATAATCGTATTGATACATCTGTACTTAAAAGAAATATAAGGTTCTTAGTTAAACTTATTAATGATATGGACGGAAGTATAGACTACGTATATCCTGCTGAAGTTATCAATAATAGATTTACTGAAATGACTTTCACTTATGAGGCTGATGCTCTTACAGTTAATATGTTTGATGGAGAAGTTCATTTATTACCTTCAGGATATTGGAAGTATGAGGTTTATGAAGTAAGTTGGATAGGAACAGCAAGTCTTAACGCAGAACAAGCACCATCAACAGAAACAGAAGTTATTACTCCTATAGGAGATAATATAGGAGTAGTTCAAGGCTTAGTAACAAAAGGAAAGCTATATTTAGCAGAAAAAGATGGAACAGAACAAGTACAATACACACAACATCCTGAACCTTCAGGAACTAACTATATATATTACGGACAATAAATTAAAATTATGGCAATAGAAAACGTACAACAACTCTTAACAGAGCAATTAGGAAAGAATAGATGTGATGTCTTTACGACAACAGCAATGACTGACAAAGATTATTATGCAGTCTACTTTGTAACAGAAAGCGTTATTGAAGAAATAGTTGCATCTAATATACAAGCGGTAACAGGAAGTTCAGCACTTAACCTACATACGACTATCGCAGCAGGAACAACTTTGTTCTTAAACGTTACTGCTATCACTTTGACGAGTGGAATTGCTATAGGTTACTACGACAAAGTAATATAATGAAGTTAGCACTTGGAATGTCATTGCCTTCAAGTAACAAGGGAGGAGTAACACCTGTACAAAAGCAAGTAAATGACTTTAAGGCTAGGGTTATTGCTGATGGTGGAGTATTTGAAGCTAAGGCTTGTTTAGAAGCACAATTAGTAATATTAAATAATATACAATGAGTTTATTAGATGATGTAAGTATTGTAGTAACTCCTAATGGGTATAAGGCAGGAGAATTGTATGCAGTTGTACCTGTGCCTACTGAAGGTGCTGAAGAAGTTACTAATGGAGATTTTGCTACCGATAGTGATTGGGTAAAAGGTACAGGGTGGGCTATATCAGGTGGAACTGCTAATTGTGATGGTAGTCAATCAGGGAATACAGATTTAACACAAATTATTGCAACAAGCGTAGGTAAACAATATAAAATAACATATACTGTATCTAATTATTCAGCAGGAAGCATAAAAATACGTTTAAATTCAGGGAATGTTTCGTTATCAAAATCAAGTAATGGTACTTTTACAGAAGTATTATCAGGTCAAGGAGGTGGATTTAGTTTAAGGGCTGATTTAGATTTTACAGGCTCAATAGACAACGTATCAGTAAAAGAATACACAGCAGCTGATATGGATGTTACAAGAGCAACAGCAGCTACAAGAGTAGATGAAGCAGGATTAGTTAATTATGCTGAGATTTTAGGAAGTGAGTTAGTAAATTGTGTTAATTTTGATTGTGCTGACCCTGCTGCAGTTTGGAATGAAGGTACAGGATGGAGTTTTTCAGGAGGTAAGGCTATATATGATGGAACGGGTGGAACATCTCCAATTGCTCAGTCTGATGTTATAGAGGTAGGTAAACAATATAAAATAACTATAGAGGTTTTATCAAACGAAGGCTCAGGCTCTAATACTTTATTTTTAGGAGGAACTATATTAAGTACAGGTAATTTATCTGTTGGAACACACACATTTTTTGGTTCAACAAATAATACAAGTGTTGCTTTAACTATATATGGCAGAAGTGGAGAAGTTTTTGAAATAGGAAGTTTTTCAGCAAAAGAAGTTACAAGAGATAACGTACCTCGTATAGACTACACAGGAGGAGGTTGTCCACATATATTAGCAGAACCACAGAGGACTAATTTAGTTACTTATAGTGAGGATTTTAGTCAGTCGGCTTGGGTAAAAAGTGGAGTTACTCTAACTTCTAATTACTCTACATCACCTGACGGAACTTTAAATGCAACACGAGTAACAGGTTCATCTTCAAATTCACTACTTCAATCGTTTGTTTACTTCAGCAATGAAAGTCAAACAGTTATAGTTTCGTTTTACGCTAAAGGTACAGGTAAATTTAGAATAAAGAATACACAAGGAAATGTTGTGGATAATTATTCTTCAAATTATGACGCTACAAGTGATTGGGAGAGATACAGTTATACAATAACTAATACTTCATCTTCAAGCGGTGTTCAAATAGTTGGCATTGCAGGAAACAGTACAGGAGCTGCTTATGATTTAAGTATTTGGGGTATGCAGTTAGAGATTGGCTCATATCCAACAAGTATAATTCCAACCTCAGGAAGTACAGTTACAAGAAACCAAGACCAATTCTCAAGAGATGGTATAAGTAGTTTGATTAATAGTACAGAGGGGGCATTCTTTTTAGAGATGGCTGCTTTATCAAATGATAGTACAAATAGACAATTAACTTTCTCTGATGGAACTGATACAAATAGAATAGTTCTAAAATATGATAATCAAAGTAATGTCATCCAATCTTTCAATAGAGTTGGTGGAGTTGAAACTGCTTTTTTAGCGGCAACCGTATCAGATATAACACAATTTAACAAAATAGCTGTCAAGTATAAACTAAATGATTACGCTTTATGGATTGGAGGGGTTGAGGTAGATACCGATACGACAAGCACAACATTTGCATCATCTGTATTAAATGAGTTATCTTTTGGAACAACCTCTAATCTATTCGGCAAAGTAAAACAACTACAAGTCTACAAGACAGCTTTAACAGATACTCAATTAGCAGCATTAACTTCATAATATGAATATATACAAATTACAATACACAGACAAAGCAGAAGGAGATGCTGACTTACTTGCTAAAGGTACTTATGAAGTAGTAACTGAAGAAGGTGTTACTCAAGATGTGTACAGAAATGGAACTCAGGCAATCGTCTTTATAAATAAGATAGTAGAGATACCTGCAACATATGATAAAGATGGTAAAGAGATAACTCCACCTGTTTATTATGATGGAGTTTTTTACGACCTAATGACAACAGAAGAAATTGACTTTGGAATACACGAGTTATTTCCTGTAGATTGTGTACATTCGTTTTTAGGTTACGAAAAGAACGCAGAAGGTACAGATGTAGACCCTGATGAATTAATAATAGAATAAAATGGATAAGATAATTTCAGTAGATTTAAGCACCTCAACAGCTCCTCTAGTACAAGAGGTTAGAGGGAAGGATTGGATTGAGTACGGCGACGCTAATGGCGAATGGCGAAACCTCTACCCACAGTTCTTAATTGACCTTTACTATTCAAGTTCAATAACAGCTGCAATCGTAAATGCAACTGCTGAAATGATTTCAGGAGAAGACTTAGTAATAACTGATGAAGATGATAGAGATGAAGAAGCAAGAGTAAAGCTTCAGAACTTTATGAATAACGCTAACTCTAATGAAACACTACACGAGGTCTTGAAAAAAGTATCATTTGACTTTAAGCTACAAGGAGCATTTGCACTTAACATTGTATGGTCAAAAGACAGAACACAGATAGCTGAGATTTATCATATTCCGTGTGAGAAGATTAGATGTGAACGTCCTGATGAATTTGGCAAGACTAACGCTTACTATGTATCAGGAGATTGGGCAAACACAAGAACTAACAAGCCATACAGAGTTCCTGCTTTTAATGTAAACGATAGAACTTCTCCTAATCAAATTCTTTACACAGGTCTTTATAGTCCTAATATGAATTCTTATTTTACAAGTGATTACATTTCTTGTAATAATTGGGCGTTAATTGATTCTAAAGTTTCAGAGTTTCACTTAAATAATATATCTAACGGCTTCACAGGTTCGTTTATGATTTCCTTTGCTAACGGAATACCAACAGCTGAAGAAAGAAATCAGATAGAAAGAAGCTTAGAATCTAAATTTACGTCAGAAAAAAATGCAGGAAAATTTGTATTGACTTTCTCAGACGACAAGACTAGAGTTCCTGAAATAACTTCTATTAGTCCTTCAGATTTAGACAAGCAATATATAGCACTTCAAGAACTACTTACTAGCAACATCCTCTCAGGTCATAGGGTAACTTCTAAGACACTTATGGGCTTGGATAGTGCTAACGGTTTCAGTTCAAATGCCGACGAGCTTTTAAACGCTTCTAATTTTTACTTAAATACAGTTGTGATGCCATTCCAAGGGCAAATCTTAAAAGTGTTACACAAGATATTCCAAGTAAACAATATGGATATGCCTGTTCAGTTTGTACAACTTAAACCAATTACAATTCAATTTGATTCCGAAACGATTAGAGATGTAATGACTCAGGACGAAATAAGGGAAGAAATAGGGCTACCACCTTTAGAAGGAGAAGTAGCAGAAGATTTTAAACAAGACTTTGCTAAAGTTGGAATGATTGACGGAAAGCCTGTATTTGACACAATAGAAGAAGCCTTAGCGAGTGCAAAGACTTTAGGGTGTGAAGGCTACCATACGCACGATTATGAAGGGAAGGAAGTCTATATGGCTTGTGAAGGGCATACAGAAGCTACAGAGCTTTCAAAGTTCATAGAGGAGTTTGGAGAAGATATGTCAGATGATTGGGAATTAGTAGAAGAAGAAGTAGTAGATGGAGAGCACCAAGACTTTAACTATGAAGAAGTATTAAACGATATAGCAGGAGAAAAGATTGAACTAGCTTCAACAGGTAGAGCAATTCCTAGTCGTAAGTCTGAGCAAGATGGTATCTCTAAAAAGTCGTATGATTACTTTAGAGTTAGATATGTTTATTCTCAAGATAACTTCTTAACTAATAAGTCAGGAACTAAAAGAGAATTTTGCAGACAAATGACAGGACAAAATAAACTCTACCGAAAGGAAGATATTATTAATATGGGAAGTAAAGCAGTTAATCCAGGCTTTGGCAGAGATGGAGCTAATACTTACTCTATATGGCTTTATAAAGGAGGACCTCAATGTTTCCACTTTTGGAGTCGTAGGATTTACAAGACAGTTATAGGAGAATCTAAGACTACTAAGATAGAAGATGCTGATATGATTGGCTATACAAAAGCTAGGTCAGAAGGCTTTACAGCTAAGAAGAACGATAAGCTAGTAGCAACACCACCAAGAAAAATGAAAAATAACGGATATATAAACGCAAGATAACTATGAGCTACGTACTATTTATATCAGAAGCTAAATTAAAGGACTCTACGGCAATCAATCTTAATGTTGATGTAGACCTACTACTTCCTTACGTTAGGCAAGCACAGAAGCTCTATGTGGAAACTAAGCTAGGTACAGACTTGAATCAAAAGCTTAAAGACTTAATTGTTGCAGGAACAGTAAATTTACCTGCTAATGCAGCTTACAAGACTTTGCTAGATGATTACGTTGGAGATATGCTCCCAAATTGGGCATTTTACCACGCTATCCCATTCCTAAGATTTAAGATAGAAAATGGAAATATATATTCCAAAACCTCTGAGACTGGGAATAGTTTAAGCACGGAGGAATCTCAGCACCTAAGAGAAGAAGTTAGAAATACAGCGGAATACTATACTGAACGAATGATTGACTACATCTGTAATAATAATTCACTTTTTCCTGAATACTCTACAAATACAGGTGCAGATGTAGACCCTGATAGAAATGCGTTTTACAACGGAATGAATCTTGAACGACCACAAAATCAAGGAACAAATTTTACATTAAGAAACGTATTAGGAAATCTAAATTAATGAAGAAATACTACAAGACAAAACCTATTAATATTACTAAACTCAAATCGTATTTACAAGATGCCGATAAAAAAAACAATTCAAGAAATATCAGAAGTAGCAGTCCTAAACACAACGGTATTAAGCGTAACGACGTTCACTAATATAGAGTTAGCTCTAAAGATTATTCTATTAGTTGTTTCAATAGCTTATACAATAGATAAGTGGTGTAAACATAAAAAAAAATGATAAACCTCTTATTAATTAGAGATACATTCAGTAAGGTTAGTACATTAGGTGAATTATTTTTAAATGGGGAAAGGATGTGCGACACCTTAGAAAATCCTTGGATAGATAATCAAAGGAATATAAGTTGTATTCCTGAAGGCGAATATCCTGTAAGACTTAGATACCCTAGAGAATCAGGGACTAGAGATTACTTACACCTATTAGTTCAAGATGTTCCTAATAGAGATTGGATATTATTCCACAGAGGAAATACAGCTAAAGATACTAGTGGTTGTATTCTAGTAGGAATAGGGACTGAACAGGACGTTGTTCATAACTCTGTCTTAGCTATCGACTTATTAATCAAAGAAATACTTAATTTAGGCGGCGAAAACATTAATCTAATAATTAAAAATAAATAATATGAAAAATATTTCAAATTGGTTTAATAGCCTAGTAGTAAAGCAAATGCTAAACAGTAAGAAGTTTTGGTATATGGTTAGTTCTGTAGTAGTTCCTGCTTTAGTAACTTACTTAGGAGTTGATGAAACTACAGCAACAAATTTATTTTATGCACTTCTTACTTTAATCGGAGCGCAAGGAATAGCAGATATAAAAAAATAGTTTGTCTACAAAAGGCAAAAGGCTAAGACTTTCCCCTGAAGAAGTTGAGTTAATCAATGAATCTAGGGGGAAGGACTTGTCAAATATTAACGGCAATACTGCTTTAGATATACACCTACAAGATAGAGGTATTGAAAAGAAAGATATTGTTAGCGTTAAGCATTGGCAGAATATGGGAGGGGATTTACGTTTCTCCATAGTTACCAAAGAACAATATGGTACTGACCAAAACGATTTACTTGAAGACGTTAAGAACCTAATAGATAATCACGCACCTACTTATCCAAAAATTAAACGAGTAAAGGGAGAACACTTATTAGTGATAAATCCTGCTGATGTTCATATTGGAAAACTAGCAGTAGCTTTAGAAACAGGAGAAGAATATAATACAGAGATAGCTTTTAATAGAGTTATAGAAGGTGTTACAGGACTTATAAGTAAAGCACAAGGCTTTAACATAGATAGAGTCTTATTCTGTATTGGCAATGACATACTACATACCGACAACGCAATGTCAAGCACTACAAAGCAAACCTATCAAGATACAGATGGTAAATTTTGGCAACACTTTGAAATAGCTTTAGAACTGTACGTTAAGTGCGTAGAGATACTTAGACAAGTTGCACCTGTAGACGTAGTACATTCAATGTCTAATCACGATTATGTTAGTGGTTATCATTTAGCACAATCTTTAAAGGCTTGGTTTAGAAATACTGATGACGTTACCTTTGATATATCAGTAGCTCCTCGTAAATATTTTTTGTACGGAGTTAATTTAATAGGACTTGAACACGGAGATGGTGCTAAATTTGACAAGCTCCCCCTTTTAATGGCTTCAGAGAAACCAAAATATTGGGCTGAAACTACTCACAGATATTGGTATCTACATCATATACACCATAAGGTAAAGCATAGATGGTTAGACGCTAAAGACTATATAGGTGTTACTGTAGAATATATGCGTAGTCCTTCATCTTCAGATTCTTGGCACTCAGGAAAAGGATTTAAAGGAGTACCTCGTGCAGTTGAAGGATTCATTCATTCTAAAGACTCAGGACAAATAGCAAGGCTAGTACACTATTTCTAGCACCCCCTATAGCCGTTTTAGGCACTTTCTTTTCTTTTTAATACTAATATACTAGACAAGCTATAAAGTTCGTCCTAGATGTAAACACCTTAATTGTTAATAACTTTGTAAATAAACTTGTTAATAATTGTGTGAGTAACTTTAAAGGTGTACTTTTGTCAAACATTAATCAATATAATTAAAATGAAAAAATTACTTATCTACCTAGACAACAACATTTCCGCTAAGTTCGGAGATTACGCAAACGAATTAACTTTTAACAGGAGTTATAGCCACGGTCACTTCTTAGTAAAACTACTATGGAAAATAGACAACTTTTCAAACGAATTAAGAACGAAATATTTAAAAAAATAATAATCAGGGGGTGTAAAAGCCTTCACAATACAATTAAGATGAAAAACTTTAAGATTACAAATTTAAAAAGCAAAGTAGTTCAGTATATGAACGAAAGCGAAAAGGAGCAATTCTTTACTAAGAACTCTTTAGGGAACTATAAGAGAGAGAATGTTCAAGAACTAGACAGAGTAAGGTACAATAAAAAACTTCACGACTTTGCTTTCTCAGTTGGACTCTTGGCAGTATTTACAGTCCTACTATTCTTAATGTGCGGTACATTAGGATTCATTGACTCTTTAATATTTTAAAAATGGAATTACTAAAAACAATCAAAGTGAACGAAGTGGTAAACAATATTACTACTTCAGTATTAGACGGAACTATTAACCCTTTAGAAGCTATTGTAAGCCTTAAAAAGCTAGAAGAGATAGTAAAGCAAGCAAAGGTAAGAATAAACGAGTCAGTAATCATTGAAGCAGCTAAACACGGAAAGACGTTTGTGTTCGGAGATGCTGAAATAACTAACAAGGCTAGTGCAGGACGTTATGACTATTCAAACATTATAGAGATAGTATCTATGGAAGCAAGATTGAAGCAGTTAAAAGACAAACATAAGGCTGCATTGAAAGTTGATGTAATTGACTTAGATACTGGCGAACTAATAGAAGCACCAATCTACAAAGGAGGTAAAGAGATTATCTCTATCAAATTAAATAAAGAATAAAAATGAAAGAAGAAATAAAGCAGGACTATTTAATAGCTATACAAAGCGAATTAAAAGCACCTAAGAACCAATTCAATAGTTTTGGTAAGTACAAGTACAGAAGTGCAGAAGACATCTTAGAAGCCGTTAAACCGCTTTTAAAGAAGTATAACTGTTACTTAACGATAACTGAAACAACTCAAGAGATTGCAGGTTACTTAGTTTTAACATCTAAAGTTTCTATTTCAGATGGCGAAAAGTCTATCTTTGTAGAAGCTCAAGCAGGTATAAATCCTAATAGAAAAGGAATGGATATAGCTCAATCGTTTGGCTCTAGTAGTTCTTACGCTAAGAAGTATGCACTTGGTAACTTATTCTTATTAGATGACACTAAAGACTCTGATAGTAATAGAGTAAACGAACCTATTTCAAAGCCTGAAATGACTACTGACATTTACAATATTATGTTAGAATTTATCAATACAGGTAAAGGTTCAGCCGTAATGTCTAAGATGAGAAACTATTCAATGTCTGAAAAACAAGAAAGAACATTGATGAGAATGTTGAAGCAAGAAATAAATAAATAATTTAACCGAGAAAAGACCTACTCACTAATCATAGGCGAAATATATAATGGATGTAAAAGGAAAATTAGTAAAGAAGTTAGACGTAGAAAGCGGAATCTCAAAGTCTGAAAAAGTTTGGAAAAAGCAAACTGTAGTAATTGATACAGGTGCAGAATATAATCCTGAAATAGCAGTAACAGCTTTCGGAGATGACAAATTGAAAGACTTGGATAAGTTATCAGTAGGAGATGAAGTTATGATTAAGTGTAACGTATCATCAAGGGAATACAACGGAAGATACTTTCATAACATTGATGGGTATTGGTTTGCAAAAACTACACCTGAAACAGCTATGCCTGATGCACCTGTTGAATCTGAAGACTTACCATTCTAAGATGACACAAGAAGATAACTTTAAAAACTTATGCAACCTGACAACATCTTTGTTGGGCTTGCGTAAGGGTTCTCTAGCCTACAAAAGTAGGAAACAAGAGCTTCAAGTAGCAAGGTCAATAGCAAGTGTAATAGCTAGAAAAGAATATGAAATACCACATTCAACTATTGCAAAGGTAATTAATAGAGATAGAACTTTAATTTATCATTATGAGAAAAAGCATAAACATAACTATGCAACCTTTCCAAAATACAGAGAAATTTTTAATAAAGTATTTAATGCTTTTCAATCTATAGAAGATTCTAAAAAGTCCTTCTTTGACTTACAACAGCTTAAAGACTATTTAAGAAAGAATGATGTTAGTCATAGTGCTAAACACCAAGTTTCTATTAGGATTCAATCAGGTGAAGTAGGTACTGATATAAAAGTTTCTTACAGGGACTTCTATAATCAATTAGAAAATGTTAAACTTGCCCTCCAGAACTTCAAATATGAAATTGAAATAATTAACCTATGAAAGAGAAGCCTAACTACTACGCTATAATCCCTGCTGAAGTCAGATACAGTAAAGCATTGACTCCTAACGCTAAATTGTTATATGCAGAGATTACAGCTCTATGCAATATGAATGGCAAATGCACAGCTTCTACTGAATACTTTTGTAGAGTCTATGAAGTTAGTAGAGCATCAATTCAAAATTGGCTTAGTTTGTTAGATAAAAATGGTTATATAACAAGGGTCTTAATATATAGACAAGGTAGTAAAGAAATATTGTCTAGGTACATTAAATTGGTGGACAAGCCTAGTCTAAAAATGTGTACAGATAATACTAATATAAATATAACTAATAATAATCTTACAGATAGTAATAAAAAGGCTCTCTTTAAAAAACCTACTTTAGATGAAGTTAAAAATTATTGTATCTTACGCAAAAATAATATAGAAGCAGAAGCTTTTATAGATTTTTATGAAAGTAAGGGTTGGCAAATCGGAAAAGAAATAATGAAAAGTTGGAAAGCTTGTGTTAGAACTTGGGAAAGTAGAGAAAAGAAAAATCCTAAAACAATGAGCAAGTTAGACGCACAAATTAATGAATGGCAAAAAGCAAAAGAATTATTATGATACCACTAAAAAAAGAAGAACTACAAACATTAACTGAAAAAGTCCTAGACTTATTAGGTAAGACTTCAGTTGAGATAGGACACAGGTCAGACGCTCAAACTCTAGCAAGTCTAAGTAAGATATTTGCATCAGACTTAATACAAGAGAAAAGATTTGGTAATATGACTTGGAATCAAATACTAGATGCATTTCATATTGGAGTAAGGTTTGGAAAAGACGAACCATTCTTAAACATCAGAACCTTTTACAAGTGGGTGTATGCTCACAAGAAAGTAATTGATGACGCAACCTATCAAGTAAGGACATTAAGACAGCCTAAAGAAAAGACTCCTTTTTATCAAGAACCTATAAAATTATTAAGATGAAGAAAGAAAAATTGTACGACCCTGTAAAAACAGGAAGTTTTAAAATGATGTTTGGATTCCCACAGCCAAGTACATACCGACCTAACAATTGGGTATCAATTAGAAAGCCTAAAGAAGAAAAGAAATGAAAACAATAATTATCAAATCAAGTGAAGTTAAAACAGGTGCAGATGCTATATTATGGCACTTAAAAACCTATGGAAATATTACTTCTTACGAAGCTATTAAGGAGTATGGTGTTACAAGACTTGCGGCTATAATATTTAACCACAGGAAAAACGGATATGATATTGATAGTATGCCTTTAAAAAAGAAAACAAGGTTTGGTAGGTCTACTACAATATCTAAGTACATTTACACTAAGCCTATTGAAACATATAGTCAAAATAAGATATGGTAACAGTTAATAGTTTAAGTGGTGGCAAATCTTCAAGTTATATAGCAGCAAATTATCCTGCTGATTATAATGTTTTTGCTTTGGTAAGGACTAATGATAAGAGTTGTCTTTACCCTGATGAAAAACTAAGACAAGTAGTAAGTGATAAAATAGGAATGGAATTTATAGGAACGCTTGAGCAAGACAATATTATCAAAGTTATGCTTGACCTTGAGCAGTTCATAGGTAAAGAAATCACTTGGTTAAGTCCTAAAACATTTGATGAAGTAATAAATAATCCTAGTATTACAGGTAAGAACGGAAAACAGTACCTTCCAAATATGATGACGAGATACTGCACTACTGAAATGAAAATAAAACCTATCTTTGAATGGTGGCAAAAAGAAATAAATGAAATTGTAGAGATGAGAATAGGATTCAGGTCTACTGAAATGAAAAGAGCTAAGACAGTTTTAGACAAACTAAATCCTCAAGGAATTGATGAAATGAAAGCTATTATAGGTAAGAGCAAAACAGGTAATAGAAATAGGTGGGGAATGGTGAAATGGAGAATACCAACCTTTCCTTTAATTCCTGACAATATAAATAATACAGATGTTTTTAATTATTGGAAAAAGAATAAAGAAGTTTCTTTTGAAGATGGTTACTTTAATAATTGTGTTGGTTGTTTTCATAGAAATCCTATCTTCTTAAATAAGATGGCACAAGAACATAAAAACAAGATGGATTGGTTTGCTAATATAGAAGAAGAAAATTCCCCCAATACATTCAGAAAGGATTGTACTTATAAAGAAATACTAGAATATAAACCACAGATTGAATTATCTTTTGAAGATTTTGATGAATGTGATAGTGGATATTGTGGATTATGAAAAAGACAATTAGTAAACTAAAAAAGGAGTTAGATAAATGGTTCAGCCTTTACATAAGACTTAGAGATGCTAACGAGTATGGAATGGTTCAATGCTTCACGTGTGGCAAGGTAGGTCATTACAAGACAGGAGGTATGCAAAATGGTCATTTCCAATCTAGGAAACACCTAGCAACAAGATTTTCAGAAGACGGAAATTGTGAAGTGCAGTGTGTCGCTTGTAATATTTTCCGTAGTGGAGAACAGTACCTTTTCTCACTTAGGCTTGATGAAAAGTATGGGGAAGGTAGAGCTGAAGAACTAGAGCAATTAGCTAGGACTACTTTAAAAATTTCAAGGGTTGAATATGAAGAGCAGATAACTTATTATAAATTGATTGTTGAAAACTTAAAAGAAGAAAAAGGAATTGCGTAACAAATTGATTATCTTTGGCGTATGATAGAACTAATCTACGCAAATAATGAACATCGAGTAATCATTGAAACTTATATTACAATGTGCAAAGAGTTCGCAAAAGAAGTCAGCACAAAAAGTAGATACAATAATTATTTAGAAGTTGTAGAAATTATTTTGGAGTATTCAAATCATTATGGAGAAGGACAGAGGGAGAATAATTTTTGGGATTGGATGCTGATTATACCTATAAACTTAGCAGTAGCAACTAATGGATTCTTTGCAGGAGTAGAAACAAGAAGTAATGCAGCAGTAGTAAGGGCTTACAGAGTAGTTCTTGATGAACTGGTACAAGACACAGTTAATAAGATAGATAGTATTGAAACGATAAAAGAGTAAAGCCCCGCTCACTAATATAGGCGAATAGAT